ACAGCAACAGGATTTGGTGGGGGAAAACTTGGCCAAGTGGTTTCAACAGCTTTAAAAAGTACCGTAACAAGTACTTCAACTACTTATGTAGATGTTACTGGTCTGACTGTGGACATAACACCAACGGCTACCGATTCAAAAGTCTTGGTTCAGGTAAGTATGAATGTAGAAGCAGAAAACGGTTATATATCGTCCATTAAATTAGTAAGAGATTCTACAGACATTGTTGGCGATGCGGCTGGAGATAGAGATAGAGGAACTTTTTGGGTAAAAGGACATTATACTGCTACGATGTATAATCAAGCCATTTTATATTTAGACTCACCCGCAACTACGAGTGCAGTGACGTATAAACTGCAGTGGTTGATAGAAAGCGGTGGAACTTATGCTTTAAACAGAACTGTACTTGACCAGGATACTGCAGGTAGACCAAGAAATTTATCAACAATTACAGTAATGGAAATATTAGCATAATGACAGATATAATTTCAGCAATTAAAGCAATTAAGTCCGATGCACAGGTAAGTATTAATGCAGAAGATATTAACCAAATTACGTGGCACGATGGTAATCCGACTAATATTACTAATCAGCAAATTTTAGATAAACAAGTAGAACTTCAAACTGCTTATGATGCTTTGGCTTACGCAAGAGCAAGATCACTAGCTTATCCAGGTTGGCAAGAATTTGCTGAAGCATATACGGAAAAAGAAATTGGTGAAGATAGTACGAAATGGGATGCTTATGTTACAGCGTATAATAAAGTTAGATCGGATAATTCAAAGGAGTAACAAATGGCAAGTGTACTTAAAGTAGATAAATTAGATCCACAATCAGCAACAGCCCTAGAAATAGGCACTTCAGGAGATACTGTAACAGTCCCTTCAGGCGTTGGCCTTACCTTAACTAATTCTACATTACTTTTACCCACAACAATTAACACTGATAAAATAGATCCTAAATCTGGAACAGATTTAGAGATAGGTTCTTCGGGAGATACAATAACTATTCCTTCAGGGGCAACGATTACTAATAGTGGAACAGCATCAGGATTTGGTGGAATTACAGCCGCTTCTCAATGGAGATTAACGGCTGATTTAACAGGAGATTCTACTGAACAAGTTTTTACAGCTAATTTAGAGGTAGCTGATACAGATGGTTATGGAAGTTTAGGTTCAGCGATGACAGAATCTTCAGGCGTTTTTACATTTCCGAGTACAGGATATTGGTTAATTTCTTTGCATGGTTATGCAGATTTGCTAGGAGATAGCCAAGCTGAATTTAGAATATTAACAACAGTCAATGATGCCACTTATGATACGGCATCAGAAGTAGGTATGGGAGATGATGGTTCAAACAATTCTAATAACGGCACTTGTTCATTTCTTTTTGATGTTACTAGTACAGCAAATTGTAAAGTAAAATTTGCTTGTCATAGCATTAATTCAGATGGTCATGTTTTTGGCGATTCATCACAAAATGAAACACATTTCACGTTCACACGTCTTGGAGACACTTAATGATTAAACATATAGAAGATTATTTAATAACTTTACATCCTGGCACTTGGTTTAAGTGGACGGACAGTAAAAATAAAATATATAGTAATTTAAAATTATCAGATAAAGTAAGTGTGGCTGGAGAAGTTGTTGATAATCCTTTTTCTTTACCTACTGAACAAGAGTGTATTGATGGGGTAGCCCAACTTCAAGCTGATTATGATGCTAAAGATTATTCAAGAAAAAGAGCAGAAGAATATCCTAATACTATTGAATGTATTCACGCCTTATTAGATGGCGGAGATACGCTTACAGATTTACAAGCACAACGAACAGCAATTAAGAATAAATATCCTAAAGGTTAATTATGGCACACTTTGCAAAAAGAGAGTGTCCAGACTCCACCAATCACCCTGGACATTCTCTTTTTACTAGAGAATTTTTATGTTAGGATTTGCATCTATTGGAGAATTAACTTTTGGTGGCTTAGGTCACGCAGGCGCTGTCATTATTGTTACAGGTAATGCTGTCACTGTTTCACAAGGAACGCCTACTATTAGTGCAGACGGGACTGTTACTCTTACAGGCAACGCTGTCACGGTCAGTCAAAATGCAGATGGCATCACCTTTATCATTACAGCAAATATCTTTCCAACAGGTAATGAGCTGACAATTTCTACTGGCGCTTCGGATGTGAATGTGATAACGTGGAATCCTATTGATCCAGATGCTAGTCAAACCTGGACCAATATAGACCCTTTATAGGAGAATTATGGCATCAACATACACGACAAATTTACAAATAGAGAAAGTAACCACAGGTGAAAAAGCTGGGTTATGGGGAACGGTAACCAATACCAATTTAGAAATTTTAGAACAGGCATCCAGTGGCTATATAGAAGTAGATGTCGCTGGGGGCGATGTCACGTTAACCCTGAGCCAAGGAGCAACGTCCAATGGAAAGAATTTATTTTTTAAACTAACAGGAACCCTAGCGGCTAATCGACAATTCATTATGCCCGCTTCGGCTGAACGGGTATATATAGTTCAAGATGCAACGGCTCGAGGAGCTTCTAATCGTACCCTAGATGTTTTAACAGCATCGTCTTCTAATGCAGTACCAATTCCTCCAGGATCAACGATGTTGGTTTATTCAGATGGAACGGATACTTCTATAGGTTTATTACAAAAAGGTTATGCAACTATTACCGATACGAATAGTCCTTACACCGCAGTTGCAGGGGCACAAATTTTTGCCAATACAACTTCTAACCCTATTACTATTAATCTTCCTGCAGGTGTGGTAGGTGATGAAGTAACTCTCATTGATACGAGAGCCACATGGGCATCTAATAATGTTACTGTCGACTCTAATGGATCAGAAAAAATTAATGGGTCAGCCTCTAATTTAACTTTAAGTAATAATGGTCAAGCTCTTACTCTAGTATATATAGATTCGACACGAGGTTGGTCTTATAAAACTAACTATACTTCATAGGGGTTTAAAATATGCCTCTTGTAGACTTTAAACTACTTCCTGGAATCGATAAACAACAAACTCAAGTCGGTGCCGAAAGGCGTTGGGTGAATTCTGATAATGTTAGGTTCCGATATGGTCTTCCTGAAAAAGTGGGAGGATGGTCTTCTTTAATAACCGATACGATTGTGGGTGTCGCCAGAGCTCAACACGCTTTTGTTGATCTGGATGGTAACCGATACGTAGCTGTTGGAACCGATAAATTTTTACTCATTTATTATGAAGGTCAGCTTTATGACATTACTCCTTTAGAAACAACTATCTCGAGTGCTACTTTTACTTTCAATGGGACCACAACCATTACTATTACAACAAGTGCGGCTCATAACTTACTTGCAGGTGCTATTGTTTTATTCGACTCGGTAACTTTACCTGGTGGCACAGGTTTATCTGATTCTGATTTTGAAGATAAATTATTTCAAGTCATTACAGTTCCAACGGCTCTCACATTTACTGTTACATTTACCAGTACAGGATCTTCAGCAACAGGAGGAAGTGTTGACTTAAAACCCTATGCTCCTGTTGGGCCTGCGGAACAAACTTATGGTTATGGTTTTGGTGTTGGAAATTTTGGTGGAACGGTTTCAGGAGCAGCCACTACTACGTTAGATGGAACTTTAGGTGATAACACTTCTGGAACAACAGGAACCACGATTGCTGTAACTTCTGCCACTGGTTTTCCAACAGCAGGAGGAACGATTATCGTCAGTGATACTCCAGCAGTCGATGGAGAATTAATTGATTACACCGCCGTTGCTACAAATAATTTAACAGTCATTACCAGAGCGGTTGATGGTTCAACCCGAAGATCTCATATTGATGACGTAATTGTTTCTGATGCTACAGATTATACAGGATGGGGATCAGCAGTTGCAGCTTCAAGTGTAACTCTTGAACCAGGACTATGGGCTTTGGATAATTTTGGAGATGTTTTACTGGCAACAATTTTGAATGGAAAAACTTATACCTGGGACTCAAGTATTGCAGCACGGTTCACGACTCGGGCATCAACTACTACAACAGATTATGTAACGAGCTCGGCTCCGACAGCGTCTCGAGCCATGATGATGTCTCCAGTCACCCGACACTTGGTTTTATTTGGAACAGAAACAACGATTGCAGATACGTCTACTCAGGATGATATGTTTGTACGGTTCTCGGATCAGGAAACGATTAATACATTTGCCCCAACCGCTACCAATAGTGCAGGTAGTCAAAGACTTCAAGATGGCACTAAGATTATGGGAGCTCTTAAAGCAAAAGATAATATTCTGGTATGGACCGATACCGCTTTATATACCATGAAGCATGTGGGTGCGCCTTTTACTTTTGGATTTGAACAAGTCGGAACGAACTGTGGACTCATAGGTCAAAATGCTGTCGTAGAAATTGATGGTGTAGCCTACTGGATGAGCACAAAAGGATTCTTCCTCTTCGATGGTACTGTTAAATCTTTAAGCTGTACGATTGAAGATTATGTTTATGATGATTTTGATACGACT